GTCTCTTGTAACATCCCCAGCGCCCTGAACATCGTAATCAATTCCAGGACCGCCATCCGCGTGATGCTGACGACGAACCTTGCCGCCCTTCTTGAAGCCGCCAATGTGCTTCGTGCCGTCGCGCTCTTCATTGGCCGAACGGACGTTGCGATTAATTTTCGCCTTCACCCACTCCTTGGCCTCAACAGAACCGCCAGACTTACGGGGCTTGCGACCAGAATGATGAATGGCGTCGGCGCCCTTGACCTTGCCACCGCGCTTATACAGGCGCGGACTAATTGGACGAGCGCCCGTTTTAACGTCGGCGTCCAGCGCGTCGGGAGGCGTATATCCCGAGGCGTCAACAACGCCCTTGGGGTCGGTTCTCACAAGGCGCTGGGCCTTGGCCTTAAGGGCCGCTCTGGCGGCTTTGGCTGCTTCGCTCATTTGGAGTCACTCCTTTAGCGGCGTCCCGCTTGCTGCTTTGCTAGTTTCACGGCGCTCTGAGCAGCATCAGGGCCGAATGAGATTGATCCCCCGTTAGCTTCATTAAGCTTAGGGCTTTTAGGATCGTATGTTCCGCGATTTCCAATTGCTGATTTTACTTGGGTTGGATCAAAAATAATATAACTGTCCCTTGCATCAGGATAAGTTTTTGCAAACTGCTTGTCTGTCATGTTAAAATCTTCTGGTTTTAAACCCTTAATACCCTCTCGTCTATTAAGATACACGACACCATCATATCCATTATTTTTGACCACCTCTTGCAAAGATTTTGATGCTTCATTTTTGGGCAGTTTCATTATTTCATCGTAATCACCCCATGACATGATGCCTTTGTCGATTAATTGACGAGCAACTGTATCAGGATTAAAAATACCGTTATCAAAAAGCCTGAGCGGATTTTTGATATTTATATACGCAGGATATGTTTGTGTTTTCGAGTGTTTTGAAACAAAGAAATCTGGATAAAGATCAGATTTGCTTATGTCATTAGCTTGATCAATCGTTCCAAAATGCGATCCAAATTCGCTCATTTCAGTATTGAAATTTTCAAAATTTTGTTTGGATGCATGATAAACACGTTGAGGAACGGAAGTTCCCTCCATGAAATTTTCAAAATTTTGTTTACGAATAAGATTATCGTCAGCCAAATATCCTTCTGGCTCGTATTGTCTTAAAGCAAAATCAAGCGAAGTTTCGCTTTTAGGAACGCTAATGCGATTTGCACCCATCGCTAGCTCCGGCCCATAATGCCCAACCAAAGTTCCGGCTTTTCCGATTGTAAGCGGCAACACATCTGGATTGACCATCGACGCCACATCAACGGCCTGACCAGCGGCGGGGCCAAACGTGCGTTCAGCGGAACCCTTGGCCGCCTCAACCGCGCCCGCAATTGGCGCAAAAGGCGTCGAAACAGTGCCAAGCACGTCTTGCCCGGCGCCCAAAAGCATACGCCGCCAGTCGCCGGACTTCATGTTCTCAATGCCGGCCTGCGTCAATGCGGCTGGCCCCTCGGCCCCGCGCCGATAGTCCTCCATGCGGGGCATGGTGTATTCTTGAGCCTTCGACAGCGCGTCATCAAACCAGTTTCTCTGCGGCGTCGGTTGCGCGTCAATCAAACTTTGAGGCGACGGGCCGCCAATGTCATTTGACGCAAAGTCGTCCGCTGTCGGCGAACCGCCGTCCTCATAACCGCGACGCGCAACCACATTGCGCGCGATCATCTGGGCCAGTCTGGCGGCTCGCGGGTCAATCATGTCTCAACACTCCCCGGCGCGACACGCGCTTGAGCCGCAAGGCGTTCCTTCTCAAGGTCCACCTGCCCCATTTGATGGTCCTTGTAGATTTCAAGCTGTTCCAGCTTTTCCTTGCTTTGCCGATCGGCGGCGCGCTGCTGCGCCTCCAACTGCGCCTCGTGCATCCGAACGGCAAGCTCACGCGCCTTGGTCTGCGCGTCCATCATTTTCACCCGTGCGTCCATCAAGGGAATGGGATTGTTCTGCTGCCCCTGCGCCGCCGCCAACCCATCCTGCTTCGGCGCGAACGCGCCCTGCTGAATCTTGGCCTGCGCCTCCGCCGCCTTCGCCTGCGCCAGGATCATGCGCGCATTGGCGTCCTTGGTGTCATTCGCGATCTTGGCCTGCATCTGCTGCATCTCGGGCGGCGGGGCGGCCTGAGCGTTCGGCGGGGCCATGAACTGCTGCGGGTTGCTCCAGCCGATCGCCTGCAACGCCGCCATGTCAATCGCGATGGGGTCGTACAAGCTTGGGTTGGCCGCCTGAAGCTGCTTTAGCGCCATGATCTTCATCACGCGCTGACCATGCGACGCCGTATTCGGATCGGCCTGCGGCGTCAGGTCGTAGTCATTCAGCGCCTGCAAGAACGTCTGCTCGTCCCACTGATAGGACGGCTTCTTGTTGCGCTCCCAGAAGCTTTCCGGGTTCTCCTTGAAGCATTCGCACAACAGGCGGAACTCCTCGGCCTGCGCCGCGTGCATCCGCTTGTGCACGGCATTCATCACCTTCGTCGCCTGCTCGATCATCGCCAGCGTCGTGCCAACCGGCGCGTCGGCCCGGCCCTCGCCCACCTGCTGCTCGCTTGTTCCGCCGAGGCGCATACCCGTCTGTTCCATCGCGCCAGACAGGTTCATCAATCCTGAACCGACATCCTTGTACGGGAGGGCCATAACGGCTTGATTGATAGGCAAACCGCCAGTTTTAACAAGAGCGCCTCCCCCCGGAGGCACCCGAAAGATGTTCGTGTTCTGACGCGCGCCAGTGTCGGCCATGAGGAAGCCAGGGAAATTGGCATACATGCCAGCATCAAGCATCTCGCGCCACGCAGCAGTGAGAGCGTTAGTTGTATTGCCAAGAATATGAAGAAGTCCCAGATCATAGAAACCAAGCCCAGGAACAAAAGTATACTTAACAAAAACAACCTTTGCCTCTGGAAGTTCTTGATCGTCCTCGTCGTAATTTCTAACAATCGACAGGATTTTCTTCGAAGATACGTCAATCGTGACCCGATAAGGTATTTCAAGCCCACTATCAATCCCTCGGTGCGTATGCTCGAATCCTTTAATATCCAGCTCGCAATAACACTCGTAGATTTCACGATCGCGATCGTCGGGGCTAAAAGAGTCGGTCGAAATGCCCTGCTGCGACATTTTCTCGCGCTGCACGGCGTCGAGCGTTGGCATCAAAGCCGTCGACAGGTCGGTGTCGCGGTAAACGCCAAGGATTTGCAGTCGCTTAACGGTCGACGGGCGCATCATCACGCGGTGCGTGACGCGCTTGGCGTTTTTCAGGTCTGTCGCGGAGTTGTTGACGATCAGGTCGTCGGCGTCAACCGTCTCGCTGACAGGCCTGTTGCGAAGCGGGCAGAAGTAAACCTTCTTGAACGCCGTGCCGCCAAAGCCGAGCATCAGCAACATGCGGTCAGTATCGGGATAGTACTCGGTCGCAACAGACGTTAGGAAGTGGTTCAGGTCGCGCTCAAGGGCATTGGCGAGCTGATCTTCTTGCAAATTGGCGTTGTTGTTGTCGTTGCGGATTTTCACCGGCCCATCGGTCGGCAGCAGCTCACTGCGGGCGTTGGCCTGAAAGCGCAGCACGGCCTCTTGCAGGAGGGGGTGGCGCACCTTGCTCATGCCCTCGACCGGAGCGCCGTCCGTGGCCCCCTGAAGGCCGGGAATATCAATTTTAAAGCCCAACAGCTTGATGCCGAGCGCCCGGTCCTCGATCCATTCCCTGCGGCTGTCCAGGTCGTGGTCGACGCCGCGCAGCAGCTCGTCGCTAATGCGGTTCAGTTCGGACTCGTCGATCTCGTCGACCAGATTATCGAACCAGCCCGTTGGCTTTTTGCCCTCGGCGTCGACAAGGGGCCTGCCTGTCAGGCTGACGGTGACCGACCCATCCTCGTGCTCAATCTTGACGATGGCGCCCTTGTCGTCGAAGTGCGGAATGTCGCCGCCCTCGCCGGCGGCCTCGACAATGACTTCGGAGCCCTCGGTAAACGGTTCGGGTTCCGGCGGGCCGGGCAGTCGGATGTTCGGGTTCAGGCCGGCCATCAGGAATCCTCCAGAGCCTCCATTTCGGCCACAAACCGGCGGATGCCCTCCTGAGCGGCATAATTATCAGATTTCGCTTCGACTTCATAGCTCCTTGTATAGTCGTGCGGGGGGCGCCCCCAACATTCGACCAAATAGAGCGTCAATCCGCTGCCGTTCGTGGCGGACTCCCTAATCACTTCGACAGTGGCGTTGACGTAAACTCGGGGCATTTCATTAAATCCCATATAAAGGCGGCGGCGGGCGACCATCGTATTGCTTCGAGCGGTCGATTTCCGCCATACGCTCGGGCGATCTCGTTAGCAAGCCGATGTCGCGGAGGTGGCGCAGGGCCATGCTGACGGTATCGCAGTTGTGAGTAAGAACGCCATTCGCGTAATAGCAGTGTTCTCCCTCAACTGTCAGATTGTAAACGGGCCGAATAGTATGGGTGAACGTAACGGCTTCGACCGCGCATGTATTTTGATTTTTGATCGACGCAAGAAACAGAGCACATGGTCTTTTTAGAACTTTTAGCTTCAAAGCCCGTTCCGCACCATTCGCAAGTGCCCGTGTAATGGCTTTTGCTGTACGGCTTTGGAGCGCCTTCCTTGCGTAGCGAATTAACGGCATTTTGCCTATGCCATTCGCGTCCAGCTTCGCTTTTATGCCAATCGGAAGCCTTGCTTCTAATTTTAGCCAAATGTTCAATTTGTTTGGCCGATTTGCCGCGTTGAACGTAATCTTCCTCATGCTTGGCGCGATGGTCCTCGAACGAAACACATTCAAGGTTTGAAATATCGTTGTTCGCGGTGTTTCCATCAATGTGATGGATTTGCATCCCATCGGGGATGGGGCCGTTATGAAATTCCCATACGTCTCGATGAAGCCGATGGCCTGCGCGCCCAAAGTATCGACGATGCGCTGGATTGGGCGAGTTAGGGTATCGACGATACGTAAAGCCGTTGAAGAAAATTTCCTCAACGAAGAGGCCGTCTTTCTTGGGAAACGCCATGGCAAATCGTCCTTATATGGATACGATGTCAATAGACTATCAAATGGACACAATAACGCAAGCTTTTTCCATTCCCCGTTCGCCCAGACAGGATGATTATTGGTTCCTTCCAAATAACCGTTAGAATGTTCCAACCGCCAGATGGGTTTTACTCCGGTGCAAGACGCCGCCGACACGCGGCAAGAACCATTGGGGGTCCTAACCCACTCACCGGGCATAATCGCGTCTATTCGCTTCTGTGACCCGTCGGCCATTTCAATCAACGTGTCGCCGACAAGGCAAAGGTCGTCGTGTTTGCCGCGCGGGAACGTCGAGACTTGCCTGATTACTTCCTCCGCCCAGTGCTTGTCAGGCGCATAGACCATACCCTCGGCGAAGATATGCTGGACACTGTAGAGCCGCGCCAGCTTGTCGATCGACTTCGGGTCGTAAAGATGAACAACGAAGTCCTCGTAGTTAAACAGGCGACGCAGCTCCTGCGCGACGCTGTGGCCGGCGGCTTTGTTTTCGATGAGGATTTTGTCGACCTTGAACTCTTTGCACTCGCGGACGACCTTCGTAACGAGCCCATGCAGGTCGAGGCGCTCGGCCCAAGCGTGCATCAGGATCAACCGAGGCACGGCGTTCAGTTCGGACGAATGAACCGACGGCGTCGGAGCCTCGAACGGTTTGCCGTAACGGTCCACGGCGCGACCCGTCGCCTGCTTGGCATCGCCGCTGAACACGCCCCAGATCGTCATGGCGCTGTAGTCGCCGCGCTCGTCGGCCTTGGTCGAGTAGGCGGTGTCGAGGGACGCGACGACGTATTCAAGCGGCGGAAACTCCGGTTCATCGAACAGTTTCCACCACGAGTCCTTAATGACGCCGCCGCCGCGTGGCGTAGGCGACTGCTGGTGCTGGCCGGCGGTGGCGTAGGGGCCGAGTTTGCCCTCAAGGTCGTCGACAACGTCCTCGGGGAACCGCTCGGGAAAGAGCAGGTCGCCGTCGTTCTCGCGCGGGTCGACGTAGCCCAACCACGTTGGATTGTCCTTACGCCATTTCTCAAAACGCATTGGCAGGCAGATGTGATCGTAGGTGCCCGCGAAGCCCTTGCGCTCCAAGATGACGCCGGAAACGTCCTCCTCGTGTAGGCGCTGCATGATGACGACGATCGCGCTTTCGCGCGGATTGTTGAGGCGGGTCGGCACAGCTTCCGTGAACCATTCCAGCGTCGTGGCGCGCATGGCGTCGGAGTTGGCGCCCTCGACGCTGTGGGGGTCGTCGATGATCACTCGATCGCCGCGCGAGCCGGTGATTGAGCCTGCGGCGAGCGCCTCGCGAAAGCCGGTCGCGGTGTTCTCAAATTTGGTTTTCGCGTTTTGGTCGCCCGTTAACTGTACGCGGTCGCCCCAGTGTTTCTGATACCAGTCAGAAAGCACAAGCCGCCGCATCTTGGTGCTATCGCGGATGGCGAGGCCCTGCTGGTGAGCCGCGCAGATATAGCGCAAGTGCGGCATGTTGCACGGGCCCCACTCCCAAGCGGGCCAGAACACGTTTACAATCAATGACTTCATCATGCCCGGCGGCACGTTGATCAACAGGCGATTGTACGGCTTTCCGCCCTCCATCTCGTGGCCGTCGGTGATCGCCATCAAGTGGTCGCAGATGTACTCCAAATGCCAGTTGTCAATGAACTTCGCCCCCGGCTCGACGATTTTCCACGCCCGCTTGATGAACGCGTGTAAACTTTCTTCGCAGATGCGCTTCTCAACCGCCAGACGCAGCGCCTCGCGGTCGATGCCCCTCGTGAGCGAAATCGCTGACATTGACGCCTACGCGAGCCCCGTCTTTGTCAACGCCTTCTCAAGCGCCTCCAGCTCATCAAGGTCTAAACCGCTGATATCAATCTTGCTTTCGGTCTTGATCGGGCCACCGTCGGCGCCCGTGAATTCCTTGCGCTCGGTGTAGTCGTCACGGAAGCGGGCGGCGACGCTTTTCGACCAAACCATCGCGTTGAACTTGTCGGCGGTCAGGCCGGTCTTACCCATCTTCTCCCACCAAGCCTGCTCGTGAACCTTGGCTTTCTTAAGAGCTGTGGAAAAATCTAGATATTGTTCAGACCAATAATAAAGGGTCGTCCGATCAATATCTAGATCGGCGGCGATCTCCATCGGTGAGCAACCCTGTTTTCCAAGCTCGACGACGCGCTCGCAATACTCGGGTTTGTAGAGCGACGGGCGGCCCCGAGGCAGAAGATCTTCTGGCTTTTTGCGAGGCGTCGCCATTACGCAAATTCCCTTTCAACAGCCGCCTTACCGAGAGGCAGGTCGGCGAGCATACCCAATGCGGTGAGATAGGTGTCCAGGATCGCCTGCTCGCGGGCGCGCTTATCGGCGTCCTGCTTGCGTAAAGCGATGATTTTCTTGATGATTTTGGGATCGAATCCGTTTGATTTGGCTTCGATGTAAATCTCTTTAATTGACTCGGCGATCTCGGCCTTTTCGGCCTCCTGCCGCTCGATGCGCGAGATGATTGACTGCAACTGATTGTTTGTCATTCGATATTTCTCCCATTACGACAGCGATTGCGACTTTGGCTTGCCCCAAACAGAAACAGCACGGGTCCGTGCATGGATCGCCGCAGACGAAATCGTCGGGCGCGTAGGCGCAGATCGCCAGGGCAACGAGTTCCTCAAGGCGTCGATCCATGGGAGGATGATAGGCGAAATCGAAAAAAGTTTCAAGAAAGGCGTTTTGGCTGTTGACACTGCGAAATGGTTTCGCTATAACAGCATCACGGTCGCTGACCGATTACTGATGGAGTTACCCATGACAGTGAAAGTTAAAAAGAACGAAATCGTGGCGATTGAAACCCGCCGTTCGTATACGGAAATGAACGGAAAAACCGTGGGTTACCTCACCTACAATCTGGCGCAGGCGACACGCTGCGACCGCAAGGGAATTGTCGAGCGTTTTCGCAAAGAGCCCAGTGGTCCAGAATACACGCTGGACTACATGCAGTGTGTGATGGGGATCGGCGGCCCCAGTCAAGACCTGGCGGCGCTGCTCTGGAGCGAAGTGGCCGACAAGTCCTTCGACAGCGCCGAGGAACTCAAGAACGCCATTCTTGGCGTAGCCCAGGCGGCATAGGAGGACCCCATGGCCATGACCACCGTTTTCTTTGAGGACATCCCCGTCACGCTGGGCGGGGCGCAGTTCCTAGCCTCTGGCGAGATTGATATTTCCTACAAGATGGTGCGCGCCGATAGGTCGGTCGGCGAGCTTTACGACTACCCCGAGGTTGATTTCCCGACCCAGATCGTGGCGACACTGACGGACGAGGACGGGGAGGAGACGATCGAGATCGTCGCCGACTATCGCGAAGGCATTTTTCAGGAAATCGTGGCCAAGATCGAGGAAAACGCAGTCGCCATGGCCGAAAGGGACGCGAGGGGGTAACATAAAACTTTTTACGAAATTGTTTCGCACCCCGCTTGACAGGTGCGAAACTCTTTCGTATAAACAAATCACGGTCGCTGAAACGACCGCCAATTAACCGATGGAGTTAGATATGCCCAGCAACTTCGACGCCCTCCCCCTCGCCGACCGCTACGCCATCCTGAAGGGCGAGGCCGACGCCCTCGCCAAGCAGATCGACGCGCTCAAGACCGAGATCAAGGCGACTGGCCTTGAGTTTGTCGAGGGCGACACGGTCGTCATCAAGGTTTGCCTCTCGGAACGCGCGACCATCGACTCGACGGCCGCCAAGAAGCTCCTGACCCCTGAGCAGGTGCTCTCCTGCTCCAAGGTGTCTCTGGTCGAGACGCTGCGGATTCAGCCCCGACTGGCTCTCGCCGCCGAGTAACACGGGAGGGGGCTTCGGCCCCCTTCTTCGCCATTGGAGGACGACATGAACATGGATAACATTCCCCGCCTGAAGCCCGACAACACGATTTACTGGTACGAGGCCCACCGCCGACTGAGCCTTAACTTCATCGACCTGGAGCGCCGCGCCTACGACATGCGGGACGCCTTGGAGCGCGCGCTGGTGGCGCTGAAGCTCTCCGCCCCAGTTAATGGCGGGATTGAAACAGGGCTCCGGCACGAGGCGGCGATCATCGCCGTCAACGAGGCCCTGAAGGAGGCTGCGCCGTGAAAAAGGAGGACCTTTTCAAGGACACGGACCAGCTCTGTTGGGTGGCCCAGCCCACCCTATGGGCCGAGTTCTGCAAACTGACGCGCCGCGAGAACCTGCCGTCCGACCTTTGGACGGTGAGAGACGTGCTCGAATGGTTCGAGGACCGCCTGGAAAAGAACATCGCCGGTTTCATAGCGCTGGCCATGCACGTGCAGGGAACAGTCCATTGACCGCCGACGATTTGAAAACCGTCATGGCGGAGCGCCAGATTACGATCGCCGAACTGGCGTCAATCGTGGGCGTGAGCCGCCGTTCGATTGAGCTTTACCGAGCCGGCAAGGTCCGCGTCCCCGAGTGGCTGTCCCTGCTGATGTGCGCGATCAGGGACGGGGCCATCAAAATCGACTGGCTGGCCTCCTATGTCGAGGCCCGCCAGATCGCCTAGGAAGCCCGCTGGCGCGTTTTACGGGGGTGGGCGGGGTCTGATACCCCTTCCCGCCCCTTGCCGTTCCTGGGCCATCAAAACAAATTCTAATCCGAAGAACTCGTTTCCCACAGGGGACGCATTCGTCGTTTTCCTAAAGTCAGGTACGCGCGCCTTTCCAATAGCAGTTTTCGCAAGGCTTCTGCGATTTCCTCACTGGTCCCTCGATTACTAAATTGCGCGTTCACATAATGCATGTCAAGGAATCTTTCCCTAACCATTGTGTTCCACATCACATCCGACAAATCCCGTTCAAAAATCGGGTCCATGTCAAAAATATCCACGTTCAGTCCTCCTCTTCCAAAAAAACGACCTTGGGGCGCAAGGGCGCAAAAAACGCGTTTTCCTATTCGCCACCGCCAGATCAATTATATTTGAAATTTTAACCGAATATAACACGAAACCCCTCTTTCCATTCTTCAATTTATATTTTTCCCTTCCATATGGATTTTTTATATTTATTGAGCCCTTTGAGCCCCAAAAAAGAATAAGTATATATAAAATAAGGGTTTTT